ATATGAGCTTCTTCAAGAGCTTAATGAGTAAGGCGACGCCGGCTGAAAAGACAGCGATCGCCACTCAACTTATGTCAGATAAAACCACGGCGCAAGTAGTTGCAAACGCCGTTGCCCCTCTCCTCGGAGCGATAAGTGAAAATGAGGAACAAAGGGCCAAACGTATGGAAATTGAGGCGGGTATTCTAGAGCGACTAGAAGCAAAGGCAGCCTCGCGCACAAGCGCTAAGCTGCCTCGTTTAGATACACTACCAGAACACACCGTTTTGATAACTGACTTGGAAACGAATAACACCTTCGCCAGTCTAGCTGATGACGTTTATTCCGCTGATGCGGCACAAGACGATGAGCCAAATTGCGAAGTGCCAAAGTTACCTAGCAACCAAGAGTATGCCCGCCAACGCGAGAGCGTAGCGGACAAACTCGCCGAAAACAAAGGTCAGGAAGACGGAATGTCTCCACCTGAAATTGTTAATGCGCCGCTTGAGGAGGTGGATAGTGATGATGAGGCCATCACCCTATTTCGGAATACCCAGCTTAGGCAAGGTTGTGTGCGCGACGTCAATGACGCCAACGCGCGCAGAATTGCAGCGCAGCTGGAAATAGCGCAAGCGGAAGCTAACGCCATGATCGAAGAGGAAGTCGTTGAGATTGTCGTGGAACAACCAATTGAAGTTGAAGAAAAGTTTGCCCCTTATGATAATTGGCCCATGTTTGGTGCCACTATAGCTGGTTTGGTAGTAACCGTCCCCACGATGTTTATGCTTAGGCGTAGACGTAAGGTGAGAGAGATGGCCAATATCAAGCTACAATTTGAGGAGCTTGCTAAGCAGAAACCCGTGTCGGAGTGGGAAATCGGGCTTAGCAAAGGCAGAAAGCTTCAGCTTATTAAGAGATATCAAGACCTGGAAGGTCTAACAAATATGTCGTCGCTTGGCGATAACGCGTTGGAGGCGGCGGAAACGCTGCTTCCCGTGCTCGCCATGGCGCCGATGCTTTTTGGGAAGAAAACGGGTGTCACAGATTTCCTCGCCACAGCCCTTCGGGTTGTGGGGATTTTGAAGTTTGTTACCGGTGATATGGAGTTTGTGCAGCGACTGTCTATGGGTTATGGGCTTGCGAGTATGTTCGCATGGCCAGAGCCGGTTCGAATCGCCTTCCCTGGGCCTGTTACAGGACCTAAGGGGTGGTTTGAGATTAACGTTGAGCAAACTGTCGCCGCAGGAAAGCTTGTTAAGACTAAGCGCCAGTGGTGCAGAGTGGATCGTGTTGTGCAGGACATGATTGTGCTTGGGGCAGTATTGAGTTTTGCTGCAAAGCCGTTTTTGGGGACCAAGAAGGAACCAACACAGCTCGAAGCGAAGAAGCCAGAAACTGCACCAGTTGGGCAGCTTCCCCAGCCAGTGCAGGAAACTGTGCCGACTAAGGGCTGTTGCCATACTAGTACGTGCCCGCAGTACGGTAAGATTAAGATAGACGCGAATAGCGTTTGCAACTACCGTTGTGGCGGCCACCATTGCACGCATTGGAGCCAGTGTAAACCAGCACCGCAAAAGGAGAATTTTATTTTCCTTGTTGGCGCGGATGCCGTATTTGAAGCGTTTTTATATTTCCTTACTTATAAAGGAGTTAAAACCTTAATCAGCCTACTTTGGGACGTCCATGTTGAAAACAGGATGAAGCAGGTGGGCCGATTCACCAGAAACCTTTCTGAAGCCCGGGCCGCCGAGATTAATGCTCGGCGGGCTGAGCTTGAGGCTCGTGGTAATAAGAAGGGGGTTAAGAAGGCCAAAGGCGGTATGCGTGGTTTTATTATATATCCGGATGAAAAGTATAACTTTGACCTCAGCGGCAGGACGGTTACGATGACCGGCAAGCAACTGAACGACTATCTCGATAATTATGCTGTACCGGCCGGTCTTAGGGCTGAATGGGAAGATGAAGAATGGGATGAGGACAACCCTTGGGCTGATGATGATGCGAAATACGCAGAGATGGACCGAGCGATGGACGCAAAGTATGACCAAAAGGAGTCAATCGTTAAGCCAGAGGTTCCAATTAAGCTAACCGAGGATAAAAAGGCTCCTGAACCCCTAAAGGAGATTGTCGCATTACCTCAAAATGTTGCCAATCGTGTTGTGGCTCAGAGCAAGAGCCTTAAGCGCAGATTGCAGGCGCAAAGACGGGTACAGAAGTTGGGTGAAGAGCTGGCAGCGGCCAAGCTGGAAGCAGCTGAAGTTGCTAAGCCAACCCGACCCCCACTGGTCGTTAAAACGCAACCGGCCAAAGAAGCGCACAATGGACGCATCCAAGTGAACGCTAGGGAGATGGCAAAGCGGTGTATGCCGATTTATCACGACAAGGAGTGTAAGAACTTTTCGTCCCACCTTGGTATTTATAGGAATGTTGTCTTTGTGGTGTTGCACGAGGATAAACCACAAGCAATGTGGTACAAGAGCCAAAACGGGAAACCGTTGTCGCTCGGGATGAAACCGGATGGGTCAACCAGGGTCTGGAAGCAGTACCCTGATAACCATCTATGGATTGCCCGTGTCGACGCTGGCTTATCTCACGTGCCGATTTGGAGTACACGCATAGAGCCAAAGAATGGCCTTGAAGTGTGCATCGTTGACCATGAAGCTTTGTCGTCGGAGTCTAAAATCCGGCCCAGAGAATCTGCCGTTGACGGCGCCACTCAAGTGATGTCCTACGAAGCCAGCACGCGTGTTGGTAATTGTGGGGCAGTTGTTTTTTCAACGTCCGTTACTAACCCAAATTGTCTTGTCGGAGTTCATATTGCGAATAGGCATTTTGCTCTTTTACCGAAGGACGAAATCCTGGTTAAGGACTTCCCAAACTACTAGCTCCGGGCTGGCGGCTTGCCCGGTTCACACAGTTCAACCAAAGCCTGTTGAAAGTGGACCAAAAGTTTGCAGAGAGACCAAATGAACATAGGAATTGGGCTTTCGTGGAGAAGTATTTTGGGGAGCAAGTTAATTTAACTGTGTTGGGGGCTTACCAACGCAATTCGGAACTATCACAGGATCGTGTGTATGATAGTCGGCTAGGCGGCTTGTTGAGTGAACAAGACCTCAGATACGCTATGCCGACGGAATTTAGCACAGATTCGTCTTATCGAGGCGTATTTAAATACGCAGCTAATCGTAGTGATTTGTGGGAAAAGGTCGACTTAGTACCCTTATTTAACTACTTTGAATCAGCCATTGCCACGGTGTGCAAGCACCGTAAGATCAGTTGGATGGAAGCGTGGCCAGAAACGGAGCACTCAAGCTCGACTGGCTACCCTGTAAATCAACGATATCGAGACAAAAAGGCTTGGTTTGAGCATGGTGCCAAGTATATCAATAGCTCTTACACCGATGATGGACGGCTGGTTAGAGAACCTAACCCGCTGAATATGGAGGAGTATAGAGAATTTGTTGCTGCTAGCACTTATGACGACGTCGTTTGCTTATGGAACGTTTTTTCAAAGAATGAGGCTTTGACTTTGGAGAAGATAGCCGATAGCAGACTGCGACAGATTAATGGCGGCGATTGCCGCTTCATTGCACTTCAAACCGAGTATCACAAACAGACGTGCGATAAGTATTATGAAAACTGGCGCTACCATCATAGTCGCGCCGGTATGCCTATCCAATATGGCGGTTGGGACTGGCTTGCCAGAACCCATATCAGCCGTGGAGAATGGAGCTACATCATTGACATCTCGCAACAAGACAGCACCATGCCTGCAGCAGTTATGGATCTTATCTTCGCGATAGACCAGGCTAGCGGCCTGGCTGATGAGCCGAGCAGACACATTGCACGCGTCCTTCATGAGAACGTTAAGCGAAGCTGCATGGTTATGCCAGATGGCGTTGCTGTTTCTAAGGCCGCTGGAAACCCCAGCGGCCAGTTTAAGACTTTGCGCGATGCGACAATGGCCGGCGACATCTATATGATGTTTGCATGGCTTAAATTGTCAAAGCGTAATTTGGCAGATTTCGACAAGGAGTTCTTTTTCAGTTGTTGTGGAGACGACGGCTGGAAGACGGGACAGCTGTGCGATCCAAAGCACACGCCGACCTGGTGGACACCTCAAGCAATCGTAAAACTGTGGGCGGATTACGGCATAAAAGCAGAAGTTGAGCGCGTTCGTACGCGTGAGGCGACTTTTCTGTCGCACCGGACGATCCGTGTGCGAGGGATGTATGTGCCGTACCCCACGAATCACCATAAGGCAGTGGTGAATATTTTGAATCCTCCGAAGAAGCACATCAACAACTATCCGTTGTTGCTTGGCCGAATACTGGCTCAGCGTAATCGATTCTTTGCGGACTGCGCGGAAAAGACAGTTTCATACTGGCGTGTGTTTGACCGTCTAGCGGACGTTTATCGCCCACTAGCGGACGAACAGCGCGGAATCTATCCGGCAGATTACAAAGCTGCGAAATCGTTGGACCTAGTTGCAAGCTCAGTGGCTTCTCTGTACATGCCACAGTTAGAGAGCAGTGCTTCGCGTAAGAAGTGCACCGCTGCTTTAAAACATATATACAGAGATGGCTAAAAGTGAAGCTGCGAAGGAAGCTCGAAAAGCCCGTAGGAAGGAAGCCAAGAAGAAAGCGGTGGCCCATGGCCAACGCATCCTTCAGGCGGCGGAAACTAGCGGCTACACTCCTAAGGGTAAGAAATTTTTAGGCAAGGGGAACTACGCGCCTCGTAGCGTGATGGTTCAGCGGAAGATGAAAGGGCAGGGAGACATTATAGATTCCCTTGCAGAGGGTGCCGGCAATCTTGTCAGGCGCGTCGGCGAGTGGGGCTTGTCTAAGCTCGGAGGGGTGGTTAAAGGTATTTTGGGGGTCGGGGACTATCAACAGTCAGCTGCCCCTCAAGAGAATGGCTACATTGCTGGCGCTATGCCAAAGATGTTGGGAGCCGGTGGCGAAAACGAGGTGATTATCGCACATCATGAGATGATAACTGAGTTGTTCGCTTGCGACTCCCTTAATGTCACTGATTACCACCTAAACCCGGGTCTGGCCGGAACCTTTCCTTGGCTTTCGCCACAGGCAAATCAATATGAGCAGTATGAGCTGGAAGCAATGATGGTTGTATTCGTACCCACGTTGTCACCCTTCTCGGAAGCTGCAAGTGGCGATCTTGGTATCGTTGTAGATTACGACACCACTTCCATTGCTAAGTCAACTATTGCGGGGGCTGCGAATCAGTACCTTGCCGTTTTTGGCCGGCCTATGGATAAGATGGCCATGGCCGTGGAGTGTGCGCCTAAGGAGACACCGGTTCGCATCAAAAAGGTGCGGGCTGCGGAGATTTCCAACGGTGACTCAGGTAATGATGACCAGTGGTACGATCATGGCATTCTTAGGATCTACCAGCAAGGCCAGCCTACCGCAACGGTGGGCCAGTCTATCGGCAGGCTTTATGTGTGCTATAAGTTCCGCTTTTATAAGCCAACCACCGAAGTCATCCCTCTGCAATCACCTACGGCTCACTATAAGACAATTGCGAACCTAACTGTTGCCAGTGTGTTTGGTAATTCACAGGCAGACTTTAAGGCCGGAACGGGGAATTCGCTACCACTTACGTGGGTTGGCTCTGGTTCTTTCGCTCTGCCAACATATGTCTATCAAGGCAAATGGATGATCGTCGCCCATATGGGCGCTGGAAGCGGAGCAATGACAATGCCGACCTGCACGATAACGAATTCGTCTGGTCTAAGTATCTTGGCAACATCTAGTGTTTATGATGGAGCCTCGTCATCGCGAATTCCCACTATTGGAGCCACCACTGTTGAGGGCTGTTCCATAGCGACGTTCAGCGTTACCGGCCAAGCGCCGGTCGTGTCATTCGGCACGACGGCTGCTACCAGTATCGCAACGTTTGAAGTATTTGTTGTCCCCTTGGACATCGATCTCGTCTCATTCTATGCAACACGCAAAGCGCATTTGAAGCGTGAAACCGAGCGCATGTTGACGGTGAAGCAGGACTTTACTGACAGACGAACTTGGTATGATACCGAGCAGAAAGAGATTGACGAGTTGAAATTACAAATCAAAAGTCTTGCCCAAGTGATAGGATGGGAGCGTATGCAAGATATGCGCGCCCGCCTTGGACAGGATGAGCTACCATATGAGGAAAAGGATGAGGAGGAACCGCCTTTGAGATTGCCGCGCAAGCGGGTTACTCAGGAGGTACCTGACGACGATGACGAAAGCATCGTATCTGTTCGTACTCGGACCAGCTCGAAACCAAAGTAGAGACTGGAGAGCCTAACCGGGGCTGTTGATAATACCGGGTGCTCAAGGATTGAGAGTGAGTAGGTGTAGCTCCCTTTAATGGGGTGGGGTAAAGCCCGCTGCTTCCGAACACTCTACAAGTTGGTACGGTTGTATAGATGCCTTAACTGGCGAGACCAAGGCCATGCCTTAGATTTAGCACGAAATTGCTGCGGACCAAACCGCTTTAACAAAGGTGGGGCTCCAATTAGTGAGACCCTGACCGTGGG